TGCTGCCTCATTCTCCAGTTTAATAACTTCATTAAGTTCTAAATCATTAACAGTCTGTAGTTGTAGTTCTCTAAGCTTGATTAGATTAGCAGTATCATCGATACCATAAAATAACTGTGCTTTAGTGAACGTACCCTTGTGTCCTATAAATGAAGAACGTGTGTTCTTATCCATAAATATGTCTAAATACCTCTCTAAGAGCGCTTGTAACGAATTCTTAAGAGATGTCTTTCCACAATTAATGACTTGTTCTACCAGCATAGTATCATATGTATTCTGACATGTAATACCTGCTTGTTTTAAGAACTTGTAGTCAAACTTGACGTTGTGTGCTATTTTAATTACATGTTTAGACTCAAACAGCCCTTTGATTGGTGTAATGTCAACAGTTTGTGCGTCAATTAAATAGTTGTGATCATTAGACGATATTTGAACAAGCAACAACTCTTCGCTATCAAACCTTAAACCTGTAGTTTCTGTGTCAAATCCTACAATGTCTTGTTGTTTAAGATGAGGTATAGCGTCGTCAAGTGTAGTGGAGACTAATCCTGGATACACCTCTTGTTTAGGGTTGTTGCTTATCAAATAATTCATAGTTAATTAATTAAGTTTTTAACTCTTATTGCTTGTCTTTTAAACCAATTAGGTTTATATCCTACTTTAGGATCGTTGAGTAGCTCATTTACCATTCTACAAATAGTTGATGTGCTTCTAATCTTACCAGTAATAGCATGCATTGCGCTTTGTAGTTCTAATACACTAAAGCGTGCGTTTTCTTTTACCATCGTATCAACAAACTTGTAAGCAAAATTGTATTCTGCTTTAGTTATTGGTCCTCTTGTAAAATTTGTTCTTGGTCTACCTGACCGCTTAACGGTTGTTATAAATAGTTCAGACATATCTATTGATCTTTATTAAATTGAGTTAATTGTAATCTTGATTCAAATACTCTTATGTTTAAGAGCAGATTCTTGTTAATTCTTTTTAGTTTTATTATGTACCAACACATCACAAAGAATATGAGAGGCTCGATAATAATAAATATCCAAATGTTGATTTCTTGGTAGCTCATACCAAAGTATGGCTTAAGCCAGTGTAGGAATTCTACACAGTAGTCAAATAATTCATTCATAATGCTGTGGTGTTAAATAAAATAAGGAGAACAGCAACGATTAGTCACCATTCCCCTTAAAGATTAATTAAAATTGGTCTTCAATATCACCAGCTACCTCTTCTGCAGAGACTTTAGCTAGGTCTTCTATTTGATTAACCATGTCGATTTGCTCACCTGCTTTATTAGCAGCAATGTGTTCCTTAGCAATCTCTTGCTTTGGAATAGCATTTTCTGAAGTTTCACGTCCAGCTGATTTAAGCATTGAAGTAATAAGAGACTCAAAGTTTGCATCTTCACTAGTTCCGTCAACGAAACCTGTGTAAGTGCTAACTGTTCTCTCTACACCGTCGCTTCCAGTAATTGTATACTCATCTGTTTGAGCTGTTACAATTGTACCGTAAACTGCTTGACCATTGGTCGCGTCATAAAGGTAGTGCTTGGTGTCATCTAAATAAGATGCTTCCCACACACATTTCTTTGTGACTTTAGGTGCAGCTAATGCATAAACAATTTCTCCTGTCATTGGATCAGCTACTTCTCTGAAACCTGGAGATTCTAATGTTACTACTTTGAAGTTTTTTCCGTTTGTGTCTTGATAAACTTCTGAAATTGATTGTACTCGTACCATAATTGATAATTTATTGTATTATAATTGCGGTCCTAATAACTTAGGCAGAACCATAAACCAAAGTATCTGCCGTTAGACAGACACAAGTTATACTAATTTTACATATTAACCAAATATTCTTTTAGGTTTAGACAGATTAAATGGTGTCTTAAAACTTGCTGAATATGTGATTAACTCTTCGATCATATCACTACACTGCATTCTAAATGCATGTTTAATGTGTGAGTGCCATGATTTAGGATACACTTGAATTAAATCATTGTATCTCTGATCTGATTCCAATTTTAAAACACTGAAACGTCCTGTCTCTATGCTCTGAAGAATGGTGTCTTCTGAAAGGTTTGTAAACATGTTATTTATTGATTTAAAAATTGATTTAAAAAGAAAGAGAGTAGCCTGATCTACTCCCTTGTTTCTCTCATCACTATACTGTTATCAGGACAGTTGTTACGTTGTTTTGTGTACTCTTAGCTTTGTGATGAGACGAGCTAATAGTTTATACATTGCGTAGATATATGTTATCATAAATGTTGCAAGGCATAACACATACAATACAGCTCCTAGAAACTGTAAAGCATAGATGATGTTTGTCATATTTTAAATGTTAAGGTTAGACGATGATATTACTGTTGGTTTGATTTTACTAATCTCCTCTCTTAGTCTTACTGTAGACTGAAGCAGTAATATATTCTCTTTCTCAAGCTGTTTGTTCTCAGCCTGAAGCTTTGTTAGTTCTTTTCGCAAAGCCTCAATTGCAGCAGCATTATAATCCATATCTTTTATCTAAATCGGTTATAACAGGAATGACAGGTAACCAACCAAACATCATCATGAACATGATAGTAGCAGTACTTGTCAAGCATTGCTTGATTGTGAAATCGTTAGATAATAAATAACCAACGACTGCTATGAATAGCCATGTTAATAGAAAGGTTGAGATACCTGCTAGCATTAGTTTAGTATGTTTCATGATGCTGTGGATTTACGGGTTATACCTATACTTTGTAAATAGTTCTTGACTTTGATCCAAAACTGTGAGTGTTGGTAAGCCGGTTGTGGATGCTCAATAGCAAAGGCTCTGTAATCAGAATATACTTTGACTTCTTGACTGTTGTGATAATGAACACACACTACACCTGTATCTAATAAGATATGATGTTTGTACTTTAATGTTATTGGTTGTGACATGTTATAAGGATTAAACTAGATTAAACAAATGAAGTATCATAAATGTGATACCACTGAATGCAAGCATTGCAAGTATTGCAGCCCACGTTAGGAATACATTCTCGCTGTACTTATGTAAGATTGATGTTAATTGTTTCATTGAATTGTAATTTAAAGGGTGAATTAAAGTGATTATTGTAAGGTGTTATTTAAGGGCAGAACAGAATAATGTCTATATAATTAATAGTCAGTTGTGTGTTGTGTCGTTAAATAGGGTTGAAATGCATTGTATAGTCCTGGTTGCTGTAAATACACCCACACCCAAGTTGTTTGGTGGAGATTACAGTAGGTTGTTTAGGAGTTTACAGTAGGTTGTTGTTTAGGGTAGGACAGGACAGAACAGAACAAGGTTGTTGTATAGGACAGGGCAGAACAAAGAAAGAAAAGGGGCGTTAGCCCCTATTCGTTACTCAGCCACTACTTTCCCGCCGACTTTGAACTTACCATGATTAGCAGTATCTCTAAGGAAGAGAGATTGACCCATGTAGTACACGTCATCTTTGTCAAAGTATCCTTCAGTAGATACTAAGAAGTAGTCGTTTCCGTTTTTATCCTGACGGATTTCAGTTACGTTGGCAATAATTAATACATTTTCCATAATAATGAGAGTTTTTAAGGCTCGGGGTAGTTCCTCCGCCATATTTAGGAGGGGGAGTTTACATTAGGTGGTATATGCATTCACAATTTTAGATAGTAAAAATTTTTTATAGAATTTTGTAGCCCCACCAGGAATCGAACCTGGAACTAAACTTTAGAAGAGTTTTGTTATATCCGTTTAACTATAGGGCTTACTATGTAGACCTCTTCCTGAATCTTTAACTATTTAAACTGTGTGCTACCATGTAAGTATAATATCTGAGGTCTACCGAAAGATTCAAAGGTGATACTGCTTTTCATGGGAGTCTTAGTTTGCCTGATCCAACAAAGGGTGTGTTTGAAGTGTAGAAAATTAATCAGATTCTCAACTGAGCGGTGCAATATACAGAAGAATATTTTATTTAAACAACAGTAAACAAGTAATTATAATTTAGATAAAGACACATAAACAGTTATATAATAGGAATAGAAAATAGGCTAATGCGCTATGGAATAGTAAGTTATAGTGTTTTAAAGGTGACTGAGATGTACCTTAAAGGTGACTGAGGTGTACCTAACTTATCAACAAAACTGAATATAAGAAACGAAATTATATTGTGCAAGGATTATTTTTATTATTTTTGGTAAATGAATGACTGGTCTGTATTAGAGATGAACGGAGCAGAGGGTTACATAAAAGTAGTATTTGAACAGACACATGCAAAGGAACATGTAGATATAGAAGTTATCTATTCGCGTTCCGGTAAACTGAAAGGTTTAGTCATAATAGAGTAGATGAAGAATTATAAAATAAAGTACATGACAGGTATAAAGCACAAGGACGGTATCACTGTTCCTATTTACAAATACAAAAGCATCCCCTGCAGAAGTACGAGAAGATACCACGGTAGCATGTATGCACTAGCTGGTCTGGCGTCTTGCCCTCGTGATTTAATAGACTACCTCTGTGAGAGAATGGATTCCAATAATATTGTTTTTTCTAATGCAAAAGTACGAGACAACTTCAAAGAGATCATTTATAAAGTAAGTGGTTTCGAAACAGTCTACCAGGACGCAACAATCAAACGTGCCTTCTATGCATTAGTCCAAAAGAACCTCCTCATCAAAGGAGACAAACGAGGAACTTACATAGTCAATCCTTTATATTATTCTAAAAACGAAAACAAAGAAAGAATACAACTAATAGAAAACCTCGTTCGAGAGGATATGTTAAAATTTAAATTATGAGAAAAGCAGGAGTAAATCAAACACCCTACCAGACAAACAAGAAAATAAGAAAAGCAATTGATAAAGTATTAGAACGTAATGCAAACAATTGGGCAAACTTAGGAACGGGTACACCATTAGATCTAAAGACTAAAGAAGCTACAGAAGAAGCTTGGGTAAATATGAGTAAAATTATTTACAAACTTGATCCAGAGTTTTGGGTTTCTATAATGAAACAAACACCAGGTAGTTTAGTAGACAAAGTTCTAAAATTATCCGAACTTACAGAGTAGGCATGTCTTCAATCTTAAGGTTATCCATATGCACGTTCAGTGTTTTAAGATAATCCATAGTTATTCTAATACTAGAGTGATCCATAACTGTAGAGACTAGTTGTAAATTCTGTGTTTTATTATACAGGGATACTGCGGCGGAGTGTCTTACACTGTAAAGCTTCTGGTTATCTTTAATAATATACTTCTCAAGCATCAGTGGTTTTAGTCTTTTCCATTTCTGTAAAAAATAGTTTCTATCATATTGTTTAGACATTTGCGACCAAAGGTTGAGTGTGCCGGGTACATTGTATGTAAAACTAAGCAGTTCATCTGCAAGTTCTTTGTTTATAGGGATCTTACGTCCTTTACCATTCTTAGTAAATCCTTTGGGCACAGATATATGCGTTTGTGTTATGTAAAGAATTTTAAGTTTTCTTATCTCTTGGTGGGGTCTTAGTAAAGTAAAGTACATAATCTTAGCACATAGGTATAACTCATAGTCTTCTAGCTTAAGCCATAAAAAAAGAGCTTTCAGCTCATCTTCTGTAAATGGAGTAGGGATTTCTTTACGTTCTTTTAGTTTGGGAATACTTTTGGAAGTGATCAAGTGGATGTTAGCTTTGTTAAGCAGAATAGACAAATGTTTTCGGTTACGATTATATTTTGAGGGTGAATCAAATGTATCCAGGAAAGATCTTATATGATCAAGAGTCAAAGCGCTCACGGTCATCTGTTTAGAAGTAAGAAATTTTTTAAACCTTCCTAACGTCAGGTTTAGAGAGTCTATGTGCTGTCTACCATAAGATTGTTTTACTCTAAGGAGTACAGAATTAAGTACAGAAATAAGTACGTTATCTTGCACGCGTTCATATTTACCATCAGAGGGATTCCAGCCTTTCATCATACATGTAGTAAGTTCATCACGAAGTATTTCTAATTGTCTAAGCCTTTCTGTTCCTTTTTGTCTGTTAGGATAAATATGCAAACCTATGATAGAGCCATTGTACACTCGTTCTCGTTTTGGCGAGCCTATGTAAGATATTTCTATGAAGGATCTTTTATAGTTTCTAACTTTAGGAAGTTTGAAATTTGTTCTCATCTGTGTTATCACCTTTTAAGTAACACAAATAAAAACAGCTTAAATAAGCGGGATGGACGGGATTCGAACCCGCGACCTCCTGCGTGACAGGCAGGCATTCTAACCAGCTGAACTACTTAACACTGGTTATAGACCTACATATTTAAATAAATTTGTTATCACTTGTGTTATCACTTATGAAGTTAATAAATAAACATTAATTGTTAATAACTACAGCAGATTCTATTATTTTATCATAAAATGTCCCTATAATACACGTGTTCATAAAAGATTCTTTCGTTTTATATGATTTCTTGATATATTTGTAAATATGATTACGATTATTAAGGCAAAAAAAGAAATCAATGAAAATAATAAAACCAGGAGTTGAATATCAAGTTACTGACTTTTCCAATAACGAGAGATTTCAAACTATAAAATTCACAGAGAAGCTAGCAGGTACATTTCAAGAGGGGACTACTAATGAAGAAGTAATCAATATACTTATTGATCGTTTTTACACTTTACAAAAAAAGAACTTCAGTGCAGAAAACCAGTGTATCATTCTCCTACTAAAGAATGTCAGACAATTGATGGCTAAAAGGTTATCAAGAAAAATAGAAAAAGTAATTAAGTACAATGAAGATACAAATTCCAACAACTAAGCAAAGAATCCGAAGAGACTACTTATCGGCTATTAACGGATTACTGAAACTAACAAAAACAGAACTAGATGTAGTATATGTTTTATGTAAAGTAGATAAAACCAATCCATGTACAAAAGACAACCGTATTAAAGCTGCCTCAACATTGGGGTGGAGCAGAGCAGTATTAAATAATGCGATCAAAGCATTAAAAGATAAAAATGTACTTCTGTATGATAAAGAGACTAGAAAGTATTCTTTTCATCCACTAGTACTTAGAGTTCCTGAAGAAGACACAACTCTTGTAAGTTATCTTTTAAGTTTTGAATTCCAAATACATGCAGAGTAATGAGTATTTTATTGAAGTCTCGATTGATACGCTGGAAGCAGTCTTCACGTTTATCGAAATTCAGGAGGTGGAGCTTACTAAACTCGGTATTGATTTTGACTACACTATTTATGCGATTGTTGATAGCAGTGACGAGTGGGCTATAAGGTATTACATAAAATATAAATAAAATGGCAAAAAAAGGAGGACTAGCAGTTAGTACGTACGTTTTAGAATCTAAAAAGAAAAGACCGGGAGTTCATGCTAAGAGTAAAACATCTAATAGCACGAAGAGCAAAAACTATAAAAAGAAATATAGAGGACAAGGAAGGTAATGGCACAGAATAAGATCAAAGAAAAACTAATAAAAGAAATCAAAGAGGAGATGGGAGGCACAACTAAAGAGTTGAAGTCTATTATTGAATCACAGTTTGAGTATGTAGCATACAGAATGGGCAAAGGTGAATTCGAAGGTATAAGACTTCCTTATTTTGGTTTATTCCATTGTAACCCAAACCGAGTTAAAAATTTAAATCATGAAGCTTTTCAAAGAAGAAAATTTCCAAATAGTAATAGAGACTGAGGCTAGACTTATACCTGAGTTCAAAAAAATAATAGTAAATGACAAAGACAGAAAAAAAAGAACCGCATTTAAGTATCTCTCCTTCATATATTTTATGTGCGACTACAGATCGCCCTATTCAATATATCCAGAAGCAGAGCGAAAAAGAAGACTCCTTGAAGACCTCAAAATTGATACCGCTATCACAGATGATGTTAAGCGAGGGATGGACAAGTACAATAACTTACAGCGAACACCTACAATATCAGCATTAAAGGCAATCAAAGAAGGGCTATTAACCTCATCAAGAGTTATAAACGCTTTGAATGAACAAATACAAATAGCTTTAGACACTGTCGATGGAGACGAAGAAAGAGATGTAGGTAGTATAATGCGTGACGTAAAAAGGCTTTTAGAAGTATCAGAACAATTACCAAAAGCCATTGACACTATAAATTCTTTAGAGGAGAAGGTTAAAAAAGAAGTAGCAAATGATTCTAAGATTCGCGGAGGAGGAACTAAAGGGTTATTTGAAGATTAAAATAAAACAATGAAAGAAGATATCAAATTAACTGCAAATTCAGACCAACTATGTAAGTGCGAGCAAAGCAACTTAAATATTACAGAAATAAATGAAGGTAATATATTATTAGAAAAGTTTTGCCCCGCATGTGGTGCAACAACTATCATTTATAAAGAAATGCCCAAAGCAACAGAGCCTGAACATCGTCCTTATGGAGCTGCGCATTTTATGTATCCTGATAATGAGGGTAAAAACTTTAGCGGCACAATTGAAAGAGAATCCGACTTAAAAGGATTAAAAGAATATTGTCATTACCAATATGAACACGGTGAAAGCTTTTATTTAGTTATATCTACAGTAAAAGGCGGTAAACACACTGTGGAGAAAAAAGATTATACACAAGAAAAAAGAAAAACTACAAAAGAATAGAATGTTTGTTAATACAAATGAGTTTAAAAGAGAAGGACTTAATTTTTTAAAATACGGACTATATTGTGGAGACCCACCAGGTAGTGCGCCTTACTATGAGTACTGGTACGAACAGCTGAGAAGATGCCGAGAAGGGTATACAGTTGGAGATATTCGTATAACAGGACATCATTATTTTTACATGAATTTTTGTCAAATAAAACTAACTGAAGCCGTTGAAGGTAAAAAAGCAGGTGGTTTTAAAACTGTTTCCTTTCCAGGATTCTGGGATGGGGACTATGAGTATTTTCATGCTATGGAAAAAGCCGCTGCCGAAGGCAAGCACCTTATAGTTGCTAAAGCTAGGCGTAAAGGTTTCTCATATAAAAACGCAGCTATTGCAGCTAACATATACAACACAAGAAAAAATTCTTACACGCTATTATGTGCTCATGATAAAAAGTATTTGTACCCAAAAGGAATTATGACTATGGTTACAGACTACATGAACTTTCTAAACGAGCATACAGGATGGCAAAAAAGAAGACAGGGTGTAGATAAAATCAATCACAAGCGCGCTAGCTATCTTGAGTACATTAACAAACAACCTGTAGAAAAAGGCTATAAGTCTGAAGTAGAGGCAATTACATTTAAAGATAATCCAGATGCTGCTAGGGGAAAAGATGCAAGTCTTGTAATCTTTGAAGAGTGTGGAGCATTTGATAACTTAAAAGCATCATATCTTGCAACACGTCCCTGTGTGGAAGATGGGGGTGTAGTAACTGGTCAAATTGTATTGTTTGGAACAGGTGGTGATATGGATGGCGGTACAATAGATTTTGAATCTATGTTTTATAATCCTGAAGCCTACGATCTATATCCTTTTGATAACATATGGGACGAAGGAGCACAGGGAAGTAATTGTGGTTTCTTTTTTCCATCTTTTCAAAATAAAATTGGATATATGGATAAAGAAGGTAACTCTTTATCTAAACAAGCAAAACAAGAAGAAGAGGCAAAAAGAGATCAGCTCAAAAGAGAAGCTAAAGATGCATCTACATTAGATAAGTATATTACAGAATATCCTTGGATGCCTAAAGAAGCTTTCTTACAGCAACGTGGTAACATGTTCCCGGGAGCATCTTTAGTAGATTGGCGTAACCAACTTATGCGAACAGGTTTACATAAACAAATGGCTGTAGCTGGTGTTTTAGTAGAAGCGCCCGAAGGCATTGAGTTTAGACCTGATCCTCGCGTGCGACCGATAGAAAAATTTCCATTAAACAAAACAGATGATTCTACAGGGGCTGTAGTAGTTTATCAATCACCTGCTTACAAACAAGAATCTATACCAGATGATTTATATTTTATTGTTCATGATCCATATGCATCAGATGGGTTTGGAGCCTCTCTTGGTTCTGCTTATGTAATGAAACGAATTAACAATATGTCAAAACCAGATGATATGATTGTAGCTTCGTATGTAGGTAGACCAGAATCACAGGATGAATATAACTATAATTTATTTCTGCTAGCCCAATACTACAATGCGCGTATAGGGTTTGAGAATGATCGAGGAGAAGTTATACCCTATGCAAAACGAAAGAAACTTCTGCATTACCTTATGCCGGAAGCAGAGTTGTTTGACAAAACATCAGGGGTTAGAATACGAAAACTAAATAGAACCTATGGTACATCTATGGGATCTAAGCAAAGAAAGAACCAAGCCGAAATATATTTGCGTGATTGGTTAAAAACCCCTAGGGGTCAGCAAGAAAACGGCGAAAGAAAGCTTAATTTGCATTATATTTATGATATCGCTTTAATAGATGAGTTAATTAAATATAATACTAAGGGGAATTTTGACCGTGTGTCATCTTTATTAGTTGGTATGTTTCATATGAAAGATCTCTATAATAAAGAGTTTGAATCTAAAATGGACGAAACAGAAGATTCTTTTTTTAATAGGAGATTTTTTACGTAAATTTGTAAAGATATGAGTAGAATCCCAAAACAAAAAATTCCTCGTAGTCGCAAGACTAAAGAGTGGGGAAAAAATACAATAGAGGCTTTTATTGACAGAAGTTCTTTTTCTAGTCAGCATAAAGCATCATTGCATAAATACTACGACGCATATAACGGAAATTTAGTAGAAGCTGATTACAACTACGTAATAAACCCGTACAATTCAGAAAAACATAAAGTAAAAGGATTTCCTGCTAAACTTAGAAGCTACAACATTATTAAACCTGTTGTAGATTTATTATTAGGGGAAAAATCTAAACGTCCTTTTGCACATCAAGTTGTTATCCGTAATTCTGATATGAAGGATAACCAACAAAAACTTTTACAACAAGAACTAAAAAAATACCTAGAACAGAAGTTCATTAATGAACTAAATGAAATGGGTATGCAAACCGGGGAACCTTCACAAGAGCAGATGCCATTAGAAGAGTTAAAAGAAGAAATTCTTACAAACTACAAAGATGCAAGAGCTATTATGGGACAAGAAGCCTTGGATTATATGATAGATAAACTAGAACTTCCAGATCATTTACAAATGGGGTTCTTTGACTGGCTAGTTTCTGGTGAAGTCTATTCATATAAAGACATTTGCATGAATGAGGTAGAATATGAAATAGTATCTCCACTTGATCTTGATTATGAAAAATCTCCTGACATTCAATTTATTGAAGATGGTGATTGGGCAATCAGAAGAAAGTTAATGAGTGTAAATGCTATTGTTGATTCTTTTTATGATGTACTAAAACCAGATGAAATAGATAGACTGGAAAATCCTAGTGGTAAAACGATGAATGGTGTATTATCACCGTTTAATCGTGATTCTAGATCTATGGATACAGAAAGGTTTGCAGAAGTACTACATGTAGTATGGAAGTCATTTGCTAGAATTGGTATCTTAACTTATTACGATGAGGTAGGACAAGAGCAGCAAATGATAGTAGACGAAAAATACAAAATAGATTCTGACGCAGAAGAGTCTATAGAATATTATTGGGTTAATCAGGTTTGGGAAGGGTATAGAATAGACGGAGATATCTTTGTTAATATTCGTCCTCATCAAGTACAAAGAAACGAAATGTCAAACTTGTCCGTTTGTAAACTCCCTTATAACGGTCGTATCTACTCTAATCGACATTCAGATCAAATATCAGTCGTTTCGATGGGGGTACCCTACCAAATCTTATATAATATCTTCCACTATAGACTAGAACTTTCTATTGCTAAGAATAAAGATAAAATCATGTTAATGGAAATGAACACAATTCCTAAAAGACATGGTTGGGATGAAGAAAAGTTTATGTACTACGCAGACGCGATGGGATACGCTTTTATTGATTCTACAGCAGAAGGTAAAAGAGGGGAAGCTGTTACGTTTAATCAATTCCAAGTATTGGACATGAGTTTAGGACAGTATATAGCCGCTCAGTTTCAATTGCTTCAGTCTGTTAAACAAGAGTGGGAAGAACTTATTGGTATCTCTAGACAGAGAAAAGGACAAGTGCAAGCATCTGATGGTATTGGAGCCACAGAAAGAGCGGTCTTCCAAAGCTCTGTAATGACGGAAGAATTGTTTAGACGTTTCGATAAATATGTAGAAAGAGAGTTTAATGGTCTCTTAGATACATCTAAAGTTGCTTGGAAAGACGGTAAGAAAACACAATACATTACCGGAGACTACAGAGAAGCTATATTAGATATAGATGCTGAGTTATTCCAAGAAGCTGAGTACGGAGTGTTTGTTAAGAACAACTCTATTGAAAATGATAAAATACAACAGCTTAAACAGCTTACATTATCATTTGCACAAAATGGATCACAACCTGGTACAATTGCAGAGATATTAGACTCTAGCAACTTTGCACAAATTAAAGAGAAGCTTAATGAAGTTGATGCTGCTGAGAAAGCAATACAACAAGCTCAACAACAACAGGCTCAACAAATGCAATCACAACAACTTGAAGCTCAGGCGGCAGCCGCGCAAGCAGCTCAAGATTTTGAAGCTAATCAAAATCAATTAGACAGAGATAACAAAATCGAAGTTAAAGAACTTGAGATAGCAGCGAAGACTGTAGACCAGGATATGAATAACAATGGCATTAATGATGCAGTAGATCTTGAGAAAGTTAGAATCGAAAGAGAGAAACTATCACAGAAAGAAAGAGAAATGCAATCAAAAGAACGCCTTGAAAACAAAAAATTAGACCTTCAGAAGAAGGCATTAAGTAAGAAACAAACATAAAAAGACTCTATATAAACACATCAAGTATAGAAATGTTTATGTATTGAAATTTAGTATAATTTAATTATTTTTAGATGATCAACCAGCACCGGCAGCAGAAACTACAGAAGAAACACCAGAAACCGTAGAAACTGAAACTCCAACAACTGATGAAACAGTTGAAGAAACTGCAGAAGAAACCTCAGAAGAAATTCAAGAGGATGACACAGAAGCACCAGCTCCTAATGATGATTTGCAAGAAGCTGCAGATGCATTAGAAGCAGATACTGAAACAGAAGAAACAGAAGCTAGTATTATATCTACTCTTAAAGAAAGATTAGGATATGATGTAGAGGGAGAGTTCGAAGATGACTACGACGGCATAGCAGGTTTAACTAAAGCTATGGCAGAAAAAATTGCAGAGGAGCAATTTGCATCTGTGTTTCAATCATTTCCTGATATTCAGGAATATTTAAATTACAGAGTATCTGGAGGAGATCCAGATAAGTTCTTTAAAGTAGCAGCTAAAGAAATAGATTTCGGTAAACTGCAATTAAGCAAAGAAGACAAAGGAATGCAGCGTAAGGTAGTAGAAAACTTTATGCAAATGCAGGGATTTGAGCCAGAGGAAATTTCAGAAACAATTCAAGATTATGAAGACGCTGGGCTCTTACTCAAAAATTCAGAAAGAGCAGTTAAGAAATTAGCAGCTCATCAAATCAAAGAAAAGGAAAGTTTAGTAAAAAAGCAACAAGAGCAGGCTCAAGAAAATGCAAGACAGACTCAAGAGACTTGGGGTCAGATTGGAACTATCATTAACAAAGGTAGACTAAGAGACTTTACAATTCCAGAGAGCGACAAAAAGAGATTTTATAGTTGGATGGCAACACCAGTTGATAACAAAGGTAGAAGCCAACGACTTATAGATAGAGAAAAGTTAGATCAAGAATCCATATTAGCAATGGAGTACCTTATGTATAAGGGTCTTGATATCTCAAAGTTAGTAAGCGCCAAAGTAAATACAAAGCAAGCGGCAAGTTTGAAGGCTAAATTAAAATCAAGCAAACCAACTGCTTCTAGAAGAATGAAGGGCAATAAAGGAGGATATAACAAGTCTAGTAATGGACGACCTAATATTCCAACTTTAGACAAGCTATTAGGGTAAACGCAAATTTTTTAATTTTTAATCTTTAATATTTATTTATCATGGCAGCAGACAACGCAAAAAGACTTCGTTTATACGAAGATTTCTTCAACGCAGAAGGAATGACAGATGAGAACTCGTTAGCGAGTGCTCTTCTAACTCAGCCTGATGTACTTTCACCTGTGATCACTCACTTGGCAGGAAAAGAAGACAAGAGGTTTCCTCTTTCTTTTCTTACTGAAGGAACTGGTTCAGTAAAGTATATCAACGACATTGAGTACGATTATCCAGTAATGGGTAGACTAAACAAAGCAGTTAGATCCAGTGCATTAGTTTCTGGAACAGGTGCAAATTACACACGATTTAAAGTAGCATTTGATAGCAAGTGGTTTATCAAACAATACATTATTGAAAGTGAAAACGGAATCCAGGCAAGAGTAATGGATGATCCATATGAAAACGCAAGTGGACAGTGGGTTTATACTCTACAATTAGTTACTGCAGATGAAAGCGATTCAATCGGAGCATCTGACGTAGCTGGTAAAAACTGGGTACAATTATTCGCGCCAACAGCGATCTCTGGATCAGTTGGTAACGAAAGCAACTGGGTTGCTCCATCTAAAATGAGAAACCAGATTTCTCTTATCAGAAAGTCTTACCGTTATGAAGGTAATGCTCCTGATAGAGTTGTAAACTTTGAATTTAACGTAGACGGTAGAAAAACTGCTTTATGGTATGACTTCGAAGAATATCAGCACATGCTAAGATGGAAAGAAGAAACTGAATACGCTCTTTGGTATTCTAAATACAACAGATCTTCTGAAGGTGTTATTCACATGAAAGACGACAACGGAAAACCAATTCCACTTGGTTCTGGTGTATTAGAGCAAATTCCTAACGTAGATACTTACTCTACATTAACAGCTACAAAAATCAAGTCTGTAGTAAGAGACGCATTATATGGTGCTTCTGATGCTCAAGACATGAACATTGTATTGTTTACAGGTTTAGGTGGTATGGAAGAATTCGATAACGCAATGAAATCTGAACTAAGTTCTGGTACTTATATCAAGAACACAGATCCTTCTAACTTTGTTACAGGGTCAGGTTCAACATTGCAATTAGGAGGTTTCTTTACTTCATACAGACATATTGATGGTCACACAGTAACAGTGAGACACTTACCTTTATTTGATCATGGTGCAAGAGCATTGAATAGTCCAAAACACCCAGTGACTGGATTACCAATGGAATCTTACAGAATGATTTTCTTAGACATGTCAACTTACGACGGTGAAACCAACGTACAGATGGTGTCTAGAAAAGGTAGAGAATTAGTAAGATGGGCAGTTGCAGGTGCTTCAGTACCTCCAGGATTCAACAGCGGTAACTCTTTAAGAGCTAACGACGTTGATGGTGCATCAGTTCACTTTATGAAAGAATGTGGTATCGCAATTAGACGAGCTACAAACTGTCTACACTTAGAATGTGTAAAATCATAAATTTATAAGCAGTCAGGGGAGTAGAAATGCTCCCCTTTACTGTTTTGTTTAACATAGAAAATAAAATCATGAGTTCAAGAAAAGTAGTTTTAAAACGAAAAGCTAACGCAACAAATTTACCGGAACACGTTTATGCAGAAGCAAAACGAAAAATAGGTTCCACTTTTTCTAGCAATGGAGATTCCCAAACGGGTTTAACTTTTGCAGAACAAAAAAAATATATGCCTCAAATAATTGGTGTCGACGCATCTGACATTAATTTTATGAAAGAGGTAAAAAAATATTTTCATAACATGACTGTTACTATTGAGTCTAGAGGAACTGATCTAGAAGTAGGAGTAGATGAAAATGGAGAGCCATTAAATTTAATGGATTACATAAGATGGAAATTCGCATGTGCGCACCCTTACGTAGCGCAGGATGAAAAAGAAATGAAATCTAATAGAGGTTATAAGTATTTTATCTATGATACCAAAATTGAGAAAATCAAAAAACTCGCTGGAGTTACGAAAAGAAAAGAAGCTTACAAAGAGTTTATAAAGGTAACCGCTAATGTATCCAAGATGGATCAATTATTACAAGTTTATGGGTATGAGCCTAAGACAATGGATGAGGCACAAAAGGAAATTACACTAGAAGGAGAAGTAGAAGCTGATCCTACACAGTTCCTTGGTTATGCTACAGACAAAAACTTAGAGCATCAAGCTTTCATTAACGATTGTATTACAAGAGAAGTACTACGTAAAGTAGGTAACACTATATTAAATGGAGATGTGTCTTTAGGAGACTCTATAGAAGAAGCTATCTTGTTTATAAAAGACAAGAAAAACTCTGATGTATTAACTACCTTAAAAGCGCGTCTGAAAACTTTTAGTTAATTATGACGGTAGCAGAAATGCATTTTGCTGTAGAGCAAGGTCTACAAAAAGTAGGTTCTAATTCCTTTGATACTTTTTTACCAGAGGAATTGGACTTTGCTTTAAATAAAATGCAAGAGCGTTTTATAAAACAACGCTTTTGGTCAAAATCAGATCCAAAACAATCAGGGTATTACGGTACACAAAAACGTATTGACGATTTACGTGTACTTACTGTATTAGATTATACAGATGATGTATTAACTCCTGATGTTTATGCGGATTATGAAGACTTTGATCTACCTACTAATTATTTGTTTTTAATAAACAGCAGAGTTAAAATACTACATAGTGATTGTGAAATAGATCCTGAGTTAATAACTAATGGTGATTTTTCAACAGCTACAGATTGGAAATTAGGAGACGGTACAGAGGATAAATGGACTATTGCAAATGGGTATATTAAACATACACCAGGTCATTCAAGTTCTACAGAATCTATGAGTCAGGGTATTAGAATAAGTAAAGGTAAAAAATATCTTATTTCTATAATAGTTGAAGGAGCTGCTGGTGGAGCTACTACTTATGCAGGTACTTTTACTATATCTTTAGGACCTCCAGGAACGCCTAGTAAAGGTAACACCTCACCTACATTTGATTTTATTACAAATGCTTATCCTAGACCTTATTATCAAAGTACCCATGCTACTGTAGCAAAACAATTTATATTAGAAGCAAATGCAGATAATGTATCTTTTCAAATTAATCCTAGTAACGACTATGATGGTAGGTTAGATAAGATATCTGTACGCCCTATAAAAGAAATACCATTACGAATTGTTGAGCCCGATGATGCTTACAATTTGCTTTCGAGTCCTTTCTCAAAATCATCACATAAAAGCCCAATGGGTATAATTTCTGATACTTTTATAAAGGTGTTTACCGACAAAAGGTTCCTATTAAAAGGTGTAGCCCTAGATTACATTAGGGTACCTTCAGAAATTGCATTATCTTCGAACCAAGATTGTGAGCTAGCAGAACACACACACCAAGAAATAGTAGATTTAACAGTTAAACATTTATTAGAAGCCACAGAAGCTCCGAGGTACCAAACTAATTCAATAGAGGGATCTCAATCTGAGTAATTAATTTAATTTTTAATCTTTAATATTTATTTATCATGGCAAAAAAAGAAGTCCTAATCATCAACAGTGACGCAGCCGCATCTAGTGCTTTTGAAGCAGCAAAATTCGGTTACGTTAAAGATGGAGCTACAAGAGTAGCAACATTAACAAGCGGCGACGACAATGTATCATTATTCTACGGTACTAAAAACGTTGGTCCAATTAGCGAAGGTGACATCAAGAAAGTTACCGTTATCGCGTACAGTGCTGGAACAGCTCAATCATCTGCAGCAACAGTTGCATTAGATTCAGGTAGCGCGTATATCAAAATTATTAATACTACTAAAGGTACTATGAACCTTCCAGTAAAGACTTTTGAAGGTGCAAGTGCTGCAGCTATCAAAGCTCTTATGGATCTTGAGTTTGCAAAAAGCGCTTCTGAGTTTTTCGGATTTGGTGCTTCTATCTCAGGTGCTGTTATTACAATTACAGCTCCAATTGATTCTCACTTTAGATTAGCTGGAAATGACGCTAGTTCATTTGTTTACACTACTGCTGCTGTTCCTTCTGTAGGAACTGAAGCTAAAGTAGCTGAAGCAGAAAAAGGTGGATTCATTGATGGTGCATTATTTGGTCTTGGTGGTACAAACATCAAGCAACCGGTATCTCAAGTATCTGGAAACTATGACTTAGTTCTAATTGAAGGAACAAAAGTATCTCAATCAAAAGCAGTTGGTAATGCTAAAAATTACGATAATTTCATTATTGAAGTATTTGTAAAAGACGGCAACTCTACTGTAACACCAGCGGCTATCCAAACGCAGGTTGTAAAACTTAAATAAGCATAATTATATAATATAATTGTTTGTTAGTTTTTATTGTTAGTTCAAGGAGGGGGCGGTCAAAAACTGTCCCCTTTTTTTGAATTAAAAATTAGGTAAACAGAAGAAAATTTGGTATAGAACCTATATTTTTCTTATTTTTGAGAAAATCATAAAACAATCAATCGTGAAATTAGAAGACGTAATAAGACAGATTTTACAAGCAAATCCAGAATCAAGTTTTAGTAAAGTAGCAGAAATAGTACAAGACCACCACATGGGAAATATATTTTCTCATCGTACTTTACGAAGGAAGGTAGCTAAAGTAGCAAAGCAAAGCGCAGTAGAAGACACAAGAGTACCGACAACGTATAATTATAAAGGTGAAAAACCTATAACTTCTTTAGCAGAGGCAGTAGAGTTTTTTAGAATAGACCTTACAAAATTTGAAGTAACTGGTTACACATGTAACGCGTGGGATGTTACTTCACAAAAAGGAAAGAAGACTAACTATCAAGTTAAGCTTACTTTAAAACCACGTGAAAAAGAAATTGACTATCAAGAAATTAGGAAGAACCTAGATTCTGCGATATCTACTGCAAATATAAAAAGAACGCCTGGCACTAATCACGGAGTTCTTTGTCTGGCAGATCTACATATTGGAGCAGATATACAGAAACTAGCAAAAACCCAAGACTTTAATTACAAAACTGTAATTGAATACTTAAGACAGATAGCCGATAAAGTAAACCAGCGAGGATATGAAAAGGTATCTATAATCTTCCTAGGAGACTTTATAGAGTCTTTTACGGGACTTAATCACATTAACTCATGGAAAAGCATGGGGAAAGGATTATATGGGCACCACGTCGTTATTTTAGCTTATGAGATAGTAAGAGACTTTTTAGCATCAGTTAATAATTTAACTAACGTGTATATGGTTGCGGGTAATCATGATAGATCTACCTCAGACGCAAAACACGATAACGAAGGAGATGTTGCTGGACTGTTATCTTACATGGTTAAACAAAGCTATTTAAATAGCAATGTTAACGTAGAGTTTTCTTCTATTATTTTAAATAGAATGATAGATGGCATATTTTACGTAATGACGCATAACCATCACGGAGTATCAAAAGGAGACATAGGAAAAGTATTTTTTGAATACGGAGATCAAAAATCATATAATGTTTTACTAGGAGGGCATTGGCATTCTAGAAAATCTAAAAAGGTTTTTCATACTTTAAACGAAACATACTTAGATCAAGCAAATTATAGAGCTGTAGATATTGCCCCATTGTTTACCGGGAATTTTTATAGCGAATCAAATGGATGGACCAGTAATGCTGGATTTAGTTTGATTGAAAACAACGGAAACGGTAAACCTAATATTTTTGATTATTCATTATAATGGCTGCAGGATCTCACAACTTTAAAATTGAACAAGGCACTACTTTTAATAACACTATAACCTATACACAGGCAAATGGTTCGGCTGTTAATCTTTCAGGTGCCGCTATTACTCTTAAAGCTAAAGACAATAGAAGTGATAGTCTTTTAGTTGTGGATTTAAGTGTGGGAAATGGAATAACAATTACAAACGCAACAGGAGGTATTTTTACTATTAGTATTGCATCTGCAGTAACAGCGACCTATACTTGGAATAGAGCAGACTATGATTTAGATATAACAATTTCTAGTGTTACAGAAAGAATACTAACGGGTCAAATACAAATTTTAAAATCTGTAGCGTAATGAGTAAAAAATATGTACAAATTAGTAAACCAGCAAGTAAAGAAGTACACATAAATACTTCTACTAATAATAAAGTTGTAACTTCGCAAAATCAAGTAGTTGTTACAAGTGTTGGCTTACAGGGACCCGCGGGGTCTTCAAGCACAAACGAAGTTTTTACCCAAGCGAACGCTTCTAATCAATGGGTTATTAATCATTCTTTAGAAAAAAAACCAAGTGTAACAGTAGTAGATTCAGCAGATACAGTAGTTGTAGGAGAGGTTTCGTATCAATCGGACTCTCAATTAACAGTAAAGTTTGAGGCAACGTTCTCAGGTAAAGCTTATTTAAACTAAATGTATAACATATATTAAAATAATTAATCATGGCTGAAATAAAACATCTTGTTGATATTAACCTATCGGGTAATCAACTACAAAACGCATCAATACACCCATTAGGTACGGCTCCTTCATCAAACCTACAAGCAGGTCGTATATACTTTGATACTTCTCCGTCGGCTCAGGTTGATTATAGACTTATGGTTTATAGTGGATCTACTGGAGGATGGTTAGAGGTAGGAGATCCGGTTTATGATACACAAGTAACTATTACTGCTGGAACTCTTTTAAGTTTTGGGTCAGGACAAAATGGAACTTTTACACTAAACCAAAATAGTGCTAAAAACTTTACAATTAATCACGACTCTGTAACAACTAGTACCGCAACAGGTACTGCAGCAACTTTAGGGTTTGGAGAAAGCTTTAATAACATTTCTACAACTTACACAGCACAAGGTCACGTAAACACAGTTACAACTACTGCTATTACTCTGCCTAGTTTAGGTACAACCTCAACTACTGCTCTTGCTGGTAATACAGATGTACAAAATGTTTCTAATGCGCATTTACTCACAGCTTTAGCAGGTCTTGAATCAACTGGAGGTGCTGCAGATCAAAACATTACTATAGGTACTGATTCTGGTGATACTATTGTTATAACTGGAAATTTAATTGTATCAGGTACAACTACAACAGTTAACTCTGAGACAGTTAATTTAGCGGATAATATTATTACTTTAAACAGTAATCTCGCAGGTAACGTTGCGCCTTCGCAAAATGCAGGTTTTGAAATAAATAGAGGTAATGCTTCTGATGTACTTCTATACTGGAATGAGACTACAGACAAATGGATGTTAAACGATGGTGCTGCAAAAGTAATCGCTACAGAAGGAAACATTGCATTAGGCACACACACTACTGGAAACTATGTTGCTACTATTACAGGTAGTACAGGTATTGATTCTTCAGCTGCAACATCAGGTGAAGGAACTACCCACTCTTTAACTTTAGATTTAAATGAGTTAACAGCAGCTACGGGTATTGTAAGTTTAGCAGGGGTAGGTGCAAGTAGCGCTACTAAGAAATTTCCTATAGCTACTGTAGTCGCAGAAATTCTTAGTGATGTAAGTGCAAGCATTGAAATAGGAGATGGCAGTGCAACTGATTATTACATTGATCATGGGTTTAATACAAAAAAATTAATTGTACAAATGTACGACGCTGGTGGAGATACGGTTATTGCAGATGTAAAAAGAGGCATAAGCGACGCAAGTAATACTGCATCAAACGATCATATAAAAGTAAGTTTTAATTCAGCGCCTGCAGCAGATGCAAAAATTACAGTTTTAATTCACAAAATAGCGTAATACCGCTATTAAAATATTAGTAAATTATGGCTCAAAAATTCTTAACGGATATTGATGTTTCAGGTAAAGCAGTTATTGGTGGCAGTAATTTTACTAGTAGTTCTACTGTTTTAGATGTAGGAGGATCTAACGGTCAATTGTTTTCTGTTACTAATAGTTTAACAGGAGATTTATTTGCTGTTTCTGATATATCAGGTGTTCCTATAGTAGTTGTTAACTCAAGTGGGTTAATGACTATAGACGGTAATCTTAATTTACCAGATCAGAAAAAAATATTATTAGGAACAGGCAATGACCTTGAAATCTACCACAATGGTACTCATAGTTACATAAGAGACAACGGTATTGGTTCTTTTTATTTACAAACAAATGGCGCGGCTATATACCTGCAAGATACAGACGGTAACGCTATGGCTCAGTTTACCGACGGAGGCGGTAGTTTTTTATTCTATAATGGTAATTTAAAATTATCAACTACAAACACAGGTATTAGTACAAATTCAATAAGTTCTGGTGCTATTACAGCTTCGGCAAAAGGAGGTGAATTTAGTAGTACTGGTTACTATGTAAACTCTACATTTAAAGATGTTGCTGATAATTGCGGTGTTATATTAGGGCATAACGATACTGCTAATGGTGTTGGTGTTATAGCCGGTATCAATCAATTAGCATTTTTAACCTACGGTACAGCCTGGACTCAAGCATTATTGTTAGACGGCAATCAAGACGCAGTTTTTTCAGGGAAGGTCAATACACCACAATTAAAAGTTTATCCTTCAAGTTCTTCAGACACAGCGGGAACAGCAACAATTGAACTTGGTGTTGGTAGTACAAAATATTGGAGTTTAAGACAAGCCGCTACAGCAGAAGGAGATTTAGTTATAGATAGAACATATTCAAGTGCAAATACTGAAGCCTTTAGAATAGCGAGGTC